AGTTTTATGCGGTTTTTTAGCTATTTACAATTCAACTCTAATTTTATAATCTTTTGTTATGAAAAATATAAAGGAGAGAGAAATGATTACTTTAGAAATAAAAAGAAAAAATGATAGGGCTTGTTACTTAAATGGAGAGCAAGAAACTTTATCATTTAAAAATCCAACTGAACTTACTAATTATTTTATGAAAGAATTTTCAGCTTGGTTTCCTTACAACAGATTATATTGGGAAACTGATGCTAAAGATTGGTTTAATAAAAAAATTGGTTTTTCTGATGATAATACAAGTTATTATTTTGGTGGAGAGTTCTCAATTAAATTATTAAAGGAGAGAGCAAATGGCAGTAATTAAAACAAATGGAAAAACATTTTTAGAAGAAAATGAAAAAAGAAATGCAACTTCTTCAGGAATGATAAATTTTGAGGAAGATCAAGAGAATCTTGCAGTTCAAATGAATAAACTAACAAGAAAAGATTTAATAGAAGCAAAAATAAAATCTTTTATGGATATGCAAGCATATATTGATGATGAACTGATGAGATTAAATATTGTTTTAAATAATATAAAAATAGAAGAATCAAAACCAACAGAGGAGAGATCAAATGTTTAAAAAAATATTACTTTACACTTTAGGTTATTTATTTACACTTTCAGTAATGGTAACTTTAGGAATGTTAATTTTACATACATGGGCGGTATCATGAAAAATATTTATAACGATAAACCTAAACCCTATAAACCAAAACCAATAGAAGATGATGAACAACATTATGGAAATTAAAAATATTTTTAAAGATATAGAGAATTTACAGTTAATACAAACTGTGGATACTTACTTGGTAGATCAAGTGAGTAAATTAACGGAGAAAGCTAATGAACAAAAAGCTTCCCAAACTTCAAAACCGATACTTTCGATTGCAGAAGCAAGAGAAAGAGCTAGAGAAAAAATGGTTAATAGTGAGGGAAAAGAAGAAAGCACTTGCGGTTGATATTCATTTTATGAAATACCACGAGCCGTTAAGAGCTTAACGAGAGAAAAGGAGATAGATGATATGAAAAAAACGATACTAACACTAGGGCTACTTGCCGTCTTTTTACAAGCTTGTTCTTATCATGCTGTGATTGATACAAATGGTAGATCAGGAACTTTTAATGAGAGTAGAGCAGAAAATTTAACTAACGATATGCTTCTATGTGATAAGCTTGCTAAACAAAATTCAAATATGTTTAATAATATAGGCCATTGGATATTATCGCCAGAAATGGATACTAGGTATAGACATATTTATAAAACTTGTTTAAATAATAGAGGACATTCAATTTTATATTAAGGAGAGAGATATGCAATTATTAAAACAAAAACTTAAAACTAAAAAATATCAATATTTATATCTTAAAGAAAAATTAAATAAAAAATTTGAACTTACTTTAAAACTTGCACAAGAATGTGAAGATGACGGAATTTTTGATTTTAAATCTTTTGATCCAGAATTTAATCGTTTAGATCATTTAATTGAATGGTTAAAAAGAATTAATAAAAAATATAACTATGCCTAAATTTAAACAAAAAATAAGTATGTTCTGTTCAAGATGTGTAAAAGAATATGACAAGGTTGCTTATTTTTTTTCAAAATCAAGTATGTGGGATAATTCCACTTTATGCAGAAAGTGTTTTGTGGAAGTAATTAAGAAACTACCAATTAAAGAACAAAAGGAGTGGAACTTATGAGGTATGCAAGAATAAACACAAGCATTGATGAAATAAATAATTCAGTAAATGAGTTGTTAGATCAATGGAATGTAAGCGAGAGAGATAACCAAGAGATATTTGATAAGGTTATAGGACTCCAGCTAAAGAAGATTAGATTTATGCGAAAAAAAACCCAAACAAAAGTCGCTAAAGCTATAAACGTAACATTTCAACAAATACAAAAATACGAGAAAGGTAAGAATGGTATAAGCCCATTTAAAATATTAAAATTATGCGAATTTTTGAGAGTTGATTTTGAATATTTTATACAACCCTTTATTCAAAGAAACTTAAACTTTAACAAGAGAGAGAAAAACGGATATGATAATACAATATCACAGCAAATCGTGGAAAGATAAAAGAATAGACGCTATGAATCGTATTATAAAAAAAAAGAAATTAAGCACTATCTTTTTTCTTGAAGAATACGATAAGGTGTGTAATTCTACAGCAATCAATAAAAAACAATATAAGGAGAGAGAATGACTAAACAAATTGTTACAAATAAATTAGGTAATAATATTGAATATAATCCAAAAGGAAAAAAATTTAGATATAAAGTCGATGGAGAACCTAAATCTAGTGTTACAACGGAAATAGGGAAAAGAATGGATAAGTCTTTTTTACAACATTGGTCAAAAAAAAACAGAGACGAATCTATAAAAGAAATAATGTTAATGGATAAAGTTCCTATTGATAAAATAAATGTTTTTATAAAAAAAGTTCAAGAAAGAGCAGAGGGTAAAGAGGAATGGGCTAGAAATATTGGTACTATGTTACATGAATGGATTGATTTATATTTAAAAAAACAAAATCCATCATTACCAGAAAAAGAACCTTTAAAAAGCATGGTTGTAAAATGGGAGAAATGGTGGAGAGCTCAAAAATTTGAAGTAGTAGCAAGTGAAATTCCATTATATAGTAAAAAATACGACAAAGCTGGTTGTAATGATGTAATTGTTACAAAAAAAAAATGGAATGGTGTAAATGCTGTTTTAGATTGGAAAACAAGTTCTGATTATAATTTAGATCAAGCTATTCAAGTTGAAGTTTATAGAAGATTTATTGAAGAAACAACAGACTTTAAAATACAAAAATTGGCTATCGTTAATATACCAAAAGAAATTGATAAAGAGGTTTCTATGTTTATTCTCGATATAAAAGATAATTATTTTAAAGGATTTAAAGCAATTCAATATTTGAATAAGCTTGAAATTGAATTTAAAAATAAAGTTAAAAATTGGAAAAAGGAGAACAAAATAAATGTATAAGAAAAACTATAATAATAACGACTTTGAAACACATAAATTAGAAGTGACTTTAGTACATAATAAAGGTAAATGGGATTATAAAAGTATGCCTAAAGTTATTATGTACGATACAACAACTAAAAAGAAATATTCGCCATATCAATTTGAACAATGGTTACAATCATCACATATTAGAGGAATGATAGAAAAAGGTGCAAATCTCAAAATTGCTACTTATGATTATGATGATACACCAAATGGAAAATATGATGACGGAAATAGAAGAAAATTAATATTTTATTTTAGTGCTTTAAAAAATCCGCCAGCAAAACCGATTGATGGTTTAAAACACATATCTCAATCCGTTCCAAATTATAAAGAAGTTCCAATGACAGAAGCTCAACCATCTGCACCAGATCATGCAGTTCCTGTAGAAAAAATGTCAGATATGGACGATGATTTACCAGAGGAGACACCCTTTTAATGAATAGAGAATTTAGAGGAGAATTAGATATGGAAGTTCAAATCGAAAATTTAAAAAAACAAAAACAATACTTGCAATCCCAATGTAGAAAAGCTGGGTTGTTAATTAATATGCAAAAGCAAGAACTATTATCATTAAAAAATGTAATAGATAATTTACAGAAAAGAATTGATGAGTTAAGAGTTATTAATGAAGCTCATCAAAAGCTAAATGGTAAATTAAAAAAAGAGCTTGAAGAACAAAAAGAAATAGCGGAAATGATGTATGAACACCCTTAATTTAAGTGATGAATTATATTCAAAATTAGAACAGGCCTCTAAAGATTGGGCTGAATGGCAAAAGAAAGTAATTATTTTAGAAGAGGGAAAAAAAGCTGTATATTCTACTGTATTCCTTAAATATAAATTAGAAACTAAAACAGTTATTGAAGCTGAACATAAAGCTAGAGTAGATCAAGAATATGTTGAAAAGGTAAAACAATATGCAGAAGCTGAACAAGAATTAACTAAAGCTAAGTTTCATTATAATAATTTAGATAGATATGTTAGTTTAAAACAATCTGAATTAAAAAGAGATTTAGCGTTAAATGCAAAGATTTAAAATGAATTCTACTATCGAACATTGGAATTATGCCTCTTTGAATCAGATAGTAGATAGAGCCGTCAGGGAGACTTGGCGGCTTGTTAAAACAAAATTTAGTTATGGTTTAAAGTTTTTTTCCATAGCTGATAGAGCCACATACTGCTCTCTCTATAGTATAAATGTATGGGCTTGGTGTTGGGTGGCAAAAATTAACGTAAAACAACTATATGTAAGTGTGCAAAAGTCCACCCAACATTTAATGTCTAGTAATATCTAAATAAGTTAAATCAGTTGTTTCGTTTATTTCTGTATATGTATAATGATGAGCTACTAAATCTAAGTTATCGTATTTTTTAATATCATCTATTGTTTGATTAAGCTTGGGAAAGCTTGGGTAAGTATCAATAAATCTAAATGCGATCCAATGGCCGTAAGGTTTATAAGGCGATTCAACATTTAATTCTAAACTAACAATAACTGCATCTATGTCCATTTAGACATATTATAACATTATAACTTTAATTAAATTATTATTTATTAACTTTTGGTCTTGCTAATACTGTTAATGGCATACCTATTTGAGTTTTAGTATCAATATCTTTAATATCTGTAGTATGTTCTTTAATTGTAGCTTTTACTGAAATTTTATCACCAACTTTATATATTTCTCTAAGTTTTATAGTTTCATATTCTGTTTCGTATTCTTCTAAAAACTGTTTTGAATTACCAAAATAAATTAATTTATTATTGTCTTTATCAACAAATTTATGACCATAACCTGTAACTATCCATCTTTCTGTTTGTATAGGATATGTAAATATTTCTGTTATAGTTAATTCTAAGTCTAATTTATCTCCAACATTACCAACATGAGAAAATTTAGAATATTTATTTTTGATAGATTTTTTGTATTCCTCAAATTCAATTTTATTAATGTAAGCTATATGAGTATCAATATGATCAAATTGAAAAGGTAGCCGTTCAGTTTTTTCTACTTTTTTCCAACCGAATCTATGCCAAATATTTACAGGAACATCAAAACCTAGTTTTTGTTTAGCTTTTAATTTTGCTGTTTCCAGATCAGTTGATAATTTGCCATAATAATTTTCTCCATTATTTAAAATAAAGAAAACGCTATCTGCACCTTTAGATATATGCCAACCTGTTGGAATATTTTGCTCTCTCATACCCTAATTATTACATCACAAAGGTTGAATAATCAAGCTTAAATAAATGGCTTAAAATATAGCTTTTTTGACTATTATTTCCACTTTTAGTTTATTTTTTTCTCATAATGTCAGCACCTTTAAGACCATAGATAGCACTAACAACACCAATAAAAATTGCTTGATACCAATAAGGAAGATTTTTAAAGTATTCAAAAAATAAATCTATTCTATCACGAATCGTAGGGTCGTCAGAAAAAACAGAATAGCCCAATAACAAAATAGGAATAGATACGAGAACAAGGACAAATTCGTCTTTCCAACCTTGATTATTACTCTCAATAACTTTCGCTTTATATTCAATTTCGCCTTTCGCCATTTTCTCAGCATGAAGCATCTGAGCATCTGACATCAACTGTTTTGTTCTTTGTTTATTTTGATAAATTCTTGCGCCTGTCTTTACACCCAAACTTAATAAATTCAACCACATTTTAACTCCTTTGCTAATTCACAATAATGAATAATTTTATCATATTTTTCTTTTAAGTTCTCGCCTTTTTTATTTCTCACAGCATATTTCACAATATTACCATCTATAAAGTCTAAATTATGGGCTATGATAAGCTCTATTGGTTGGATTTTAGCTTTGTAATGGTTACCACCAATTTGTCTTTGAATAGCCCTCTCCGTTGCTCTATGGCGCTTTAATTTAGACAATTTTGCCAATCCAATCCCCTTTTTTGTCTAAAACCATTGGAAGTAGTCTAGGTATGCCATTTAGTATAATTCCACAACCTAGAATGAATCTAGTCTTAAAATTCTTTGCATAAGCAAAAGCCAATGATTTCTGATTTATCAAACAACCTACATTCATTCCAAAAAATAGATTATCAGGATTAGCCCACCAGCTTATTACAAATTTAGTATGATAATGACCTTGTACTGCTGACATTCCCATAGCTTGACTTACCTTTAAAATATCCGCACTTCTTCCATGTGTAAAAAAGCATCTTTGACCATTAGACATAGTAATAGTTAAATCATCAACCCATTTCCATTTTTTAGTTCCTAAAAAGTCTCCATAATCTTTTAAGAACTCTCGGCTCATTCCATATTTTAAAGCTCGTCTATAAACTAAGCTAGAGTGGTTACTATCTACTTCGACCATATTAGGAAATAATGATTCTAATTCTTTAATATAAATTCTTGCTTCTTTTAATTCATGTCCAGCAGAAAATAAATCTGGGTCGTGTGTGTGCATATTGATAGCATGAAAGTCTAATAGATCGCCAATGTTGATTATTGTATCTGGTTTAAATTCTTTTTTTATTTCTGATAAAAATTTTATTGAGTCTTTGTGGTGGTATGGGATATGCATATCAGATATGACAAGAATTTTTTTATGACTCATACAAGTTCTACTTGTAACGCTAATTTCCAAAAAAGTAAAGTAATTGACCTAATAGCACTACTGCAAATCCACCTAGACCATAGATAATCCAATTTATAATTGTTCCAAATTTATCATCTAACTTTTTATCAATTTTTGTAACATCAGAATGTAAGTGATGAATATGATTTGATTTTAAATTTGCTATATCTTTTTTTAGCCCTGTTATATGCCCATAGATAGAGATTATATGTTCTCCTGTTGTCTTGGGCTTCTTACTCATTTCTTTTTCTTTCTTCTAAGGTCAGTATCATGTTTTCTGCTTCCACGCAAAAAAGAATTTACTCTTGCATAAGCCCATTGTTGCATACCTATTTTTGGTCTTGAACCTGTAAGCCATGCCGCTTGGCCTCTCCTAAATACTTTTTTTAATTGACCTAATGTAATAGTTTTTCTTGTTTTTGCTTTTGCTCTTAATACAGAAATAACTCTTGCAGATAATGGTTTTGCTCTAGCCATTATTTAACTCTAGCTTTGAACATTGATTGAGGGATAGTTGCACCAGATTTATATAGCTTAGACATAGATTGTAAAAGCTTTGCTCTTGATGATCTTTTCTTACCTTTAAGACCTGATAAATACTTTTTAGGTATTTTAGTCTTTTTATCTTTTGGAACGCTTCTTCTTTTTGCCATGTGCTGAATCTTTCATTAAAGAACCATCGGGCATATAATGATACCCTTTAGGTGCTTTTCTTCTTTTTCTTTTTTTTGCCACTTTTCTTTTTCCTTTTCTTATATCTAAACTTGTTTATCATTTCTGATAAAGTAGTTGTTGTAGTAAAACCAGACATTATTTTTTCTTTTTGCCTTTGCCTTTACCTTTTTTACCTTTACTCATTTTGTTTTTTTTTCCATAGTGTCTTGGCATTGTATTTCTCCTTTAATTAATTAATTTACCACCTGACCATTTGGCTTCAGGTAATCCATTAGTATATGATTTTCCATCAAATGTTAAGACTTGTTTTCTATTTGAACCCTCAACAAATGAACAATGAATCCAACCAGCATTAGGGTCGTCATCTTTCCAAAACTCTAAAATTAATTGATCGAAGTCGCA